CGGTCGGTTTGGCTGCTGGCGCTCAGGCATCGAGGTGACCTGGAAGGCCGACGTGGGCAGGCAGCTCACGGCCAGCGAAGAGATGGCGCACGCCAGGCGAGTGGCAGAGGCCAAGGCGCTGCGCGATGCCGAGCTGGAGCGCCAGCACCAGGTGGCGGCCGACACGGTCGAGACCATCTGGTCATCGGCCTCCGCGGCGCACCCGGATCACCCCTACCTGGCGCGCAAAGGCATCGGCACGCATGGCGCGCGCCTGACAGGCGATGGACGGCTCGTGGTGCCATTGTTCGACAAGGATGGCCAGCTCTGCAGCCTGCAGTACATCAGCCACGATGGCGGCAAGCTCTACCACCCAGGCGGCGAGGCTGGCGGCAAGTTCTGGATGGTGGGCACGATGGACGAGCCAGGCACGCTGTATGTGGCCGAAGGGTTCGCAACCGCGGCCACGGTCCATGAGACCACCGGCCGGCCCTGCGTGGTGGCCTACAGCGCCAGCAGCCTGGTGCCGGTGACAGGCACACTGCGCGAGATGTACGGCGCAGCTCAGGACATCGTCATCGTGGCCGACCACGACAAGCGCGGCGTGGGGCAGAAATATGCCGACCAGGCCAGCGCCAAGTTCGGCGCGCGCGTGGTGATGCCTCCAATCGAGGGCATGGATGCCAACGATTATGCGCAGGCTGGCCACGACCTGGCAGGCCTGCTGGTGCAGTCCACTGGCCAGGAAGTGATCGACAAGCTGCATGTGGTCTTCGGTGACCAGCTAGGCACCGACTACGAGGCACCAGACGAGCTGGTCGAAGGCCTGATGACCATTGGCAGCTCGGTGGTGGTCTATGGCGACAGCAACTCTGGCAAGACATTCTGGGCGCTGTCAGTGGCCACGGCCATTGCAACCGGCACTGACTGCTACGGCCGCAAGACCGACCCAGGCCTGGTGGTCTACTTGGCCAGCGAGGCACCGGCCAGCATCCGGTCTCGCATGCAGGCCATCAAGCAGTTCTACGGCTGCAGCCTGGAGAACCTGGCGATGGTGCCGGTCCCCATGAACTTCTACTCCGGCGACCAGGACGCCAATGACGTGATCGAGCTGGTCAAGGCGGTCGAACAGATCAAGGGCAAACCAGTGCGCCTGATCATTGGCGACACGCTGGCCAGAATGAGCGCAGGAGCCAACGAGAACAGCGGCGAGGACATGGGTCCGGTAATGGCCAGATTCGACCAGGTGGCTACGGCCACATGATGATCATCCACCACAACGGCAAGGATGCGGCTAGAGGCGCTCGCGGCTGGTCCGGCATCCGTGCCCACATCGACACTGAGATCGAGGTCACAGAGAAGGACGGCAGCCGGTCTGTGACGGTCACCAAGCAGCGCGAGCTGCCCAGCAAGGGCGAGACGATTTACTTTCGGCTGGAGGTGATCGAGATGGGCACCACCAAGTTCGGCGCACCAGCCACCACCTGCGTGGCCGTGCCAGATACCGATGCGGCCACCACGAAACCCCACAAAAAACTTACCAAGCACGATGAGAACGTGCGCACCATCGAGCGCGCCTGGTGGCATGCTGGAGCTGAGGAGCGCGAGGGTTTACCCTACATCAGCAGGTCTGCGCTGCGTGAGCTGCTGGTCAACGATGGCATGTCGGAGCGCACGGCCAAGAACAAAACTGAGGCCAGCCGGCCCGATGGAATCATCGCGCAACTGCTCAACGCAGGCACGATTGAGACGCTGGAGCACGGCTGGATTGTGAGCAATGAGGTGCAGGCCAGCGCCATGTTGATGAGGAAAAGTGGCCAGGAAAAGCGCCCCTAAATGCCCCTGACTGCCCCTGGGGGCGATAGGGGCGATAGGGGCAAAAGCCCGGAAAAACGCCCCGCCCCGCCCCTAAACCGTATACGGTAGGGGCAGGTAGGGGCACCGGGATGCGGGAAAACAGGGGAAAGTTATCCACAGAAACGTGAGGAAGCACTAACATGGAAAAGCAAATGCTCAAGGAGCTGGATAGGTTGGAACATGCCATCGGAGATGGTGATCCAAAGATGTTGAGACAGGCAGCAGATGATCTGCGCATGGCAGTCAAAGTCATGGCGACAACAGCAAACGACACCCAGGTCGGCGGCCAGCACTACAAGGCCAAGGCCATTCAGCCATGGGACTTCATCGCAGCCAACCAGCTCGGCTACTTCGAGGGCAACATCGTCAAGTACGTCAGCCGATGGCGTGACAAAGGCGGCGTCGACGACCTGCGCAAGGCCAGGCACTACCTGGACAAGCTCATTGAGCTGCAGACCAAACTGGAGGACAATGCAGCATGACCACAAAGTCCCACAAAGTAAATCCAGCCGACAAGGTCGAGCAGTGGCCCATCGAAAAGCTGGTGCCATACGCCAAGAACTCGCGCACCCACTCCGAGGAACAGGTCGCACAGATTGCTGCATCGATCAAGGAATGGGGATTCACGACCGCTGTGCTGGTGGATGAGTCCGGCAGCATCATTGCCGGTCATGGTCGCGTGATGGCCGCGCGCAAGCTGGGGCTGGCATCATTGCCGGTCATGGTCGCGTGATGGCCGCGCGCAAGCTGGGGCTGGCATCATTGCCGGTCATGGTCGCGGCAGGCTGGAGCGAGGCCCAGAAGCGCGCCTACGTCATCGCGGACAACAAGCTGGCACTGAACGCTGGCTGGGACAACGAGTTGTTGGCGCTCGAGCTCGCGGAGCTTGGAGACCTCGGCTTTGACGTGGAGCTCACAGGTTTCACTGGCGATGAGATTCAAGCGCTCATGCCGGTGGAGATCAATGAAGGCCTCACAGACCCGGACGACGCGCCAGCAGCCCCAGAAAATCCAATCACTCGGCCAGGCGACGTCTGGATTCTTGGAAAGCATCGCGTGATGTGCGGCGACTCAACCAGCGTTGATGATCTTGGCAAGCTGACAGAAAGCCAGCTGGTGGACATGTGGCTGACCGATCCGCCTTACAACGTGGCTTACGAGGGTGGCACAAAGGAGAAGCTGACCATCAAAAACGACTCGATGGGCGACGACCAGTTCCGGCAGTTCTTGCGGGATGCCTACACGGCAGCCGACACGGTCATGAAACCCGGCGCGGTCTTCTACATTTGGCACGCGGACAGCGAGGGCTACAACTTTCGTGGCGCGGCCAAGGACGCTGGCTGGACCGTTCGACAGTGCTTGATCTGGAAAAAGTCCAGCATTGTGATGGGCAGACAGGATTATCATTGGAAGCACGAGCCTTGCCTTTACGGATGGAAAGACGGCGCTGGTCACCTTTGGGCGTCTGATCGAAAACAGACAACCATCATGGAGTTCGACAAGCCATCTCGCAACGGTGAGCATCCAACCATGAAACCGGTGGCGCTGTTCGAGTATCAGCTTTTGAACAACACTAAAGGCGGTGACGTGGTTTTGGATTCTTTTGGAGGCTCTGGAACCACTTTGATTGCAGCCGAGAAAAACGGCAGGATTGCCAGGATCATGGAGCTTGACCCAAAATATTGTGATGTCATCGTAAAACGGTGGCAGGATTTCACCGGCAAACAGGCCGTTCACGCAGAAACAAACCAACCTTTCGCGGAGGTTACCGATGGCAACGACAAAGCCAAAAACTGAAAAACCTGTTGTAAAAAAGGGATACGTCAAAAAAGGCGGCAATGGCGGGGCTCGTGAGGGCTCAGGCCGCAAGCCATTTGAGCCAACCGAAAAGGAGCGCAAGCAGGTCGAATCTATGTCCGGCTTTGGCGTTCCGATCGATCAGATCGCTGCATTGGTGCGCGACGGCATCTCGGTAGATACCCTAACAAAGTATTTTGAAAGGGAGCTGATCAACGGTAAGGCCAAGGCCAACAGCCAGGTCGGGCAGACCTTGTTTCAAAAGGCAACGTCCGGCGACACGACCGCTGCAATCTGGTGGTCCAAGACGCAGATGCGGTGGAAGGAAACGCAGCAGCACGAGCTCACAGGTGCCGACGGTGCGCCATTGGAGTTTGCAAAGATTGAGCGAGTGGTGATTCGTGGCAAAGACAACGCTGAAAATTGAAACCCCCGAGTGGGCGCTGCCGCACTTGCAGCCAGCCCGCTACAAGGGAGCGCACGGTGGCCGAGGCTCTGGCAAGTCGCACCAGTTCGCTGAGATGATGATCGAGGCGCACATCATGGACCAAAAGCGGCGCAGCGTTTGCGTGCGCGAGGTGCAAAAGTCTCTGGCCCAGTCTGTCAAGCGCCTGCTTGAGCTCAAGATCGAAGAGATGGGAGCTGGCGCCTACTTCGAGGTGCAAGAGGCGCAGATCAAAGCCAAAAAAGGCGATGGCCTGATCATCTTTCAAGGCATGCAAAACCACACCGCTGACTCGATTAAGTCGCTCGAAGGCTACGATTGCGCCTGGGTGGAGGAGGCTCAGAGCTTGAGCCAGCGCAGCCTTGATCTGCTGCGCCCGACCATCCGCAAGCCTGAGTCCGAGCTGTGGTTCACGTGGAACCCGGCCAACGCATCCGACCCGGTCGATCACCTGCTGCGCGGACCGAATCCGCCCCCAGGCGCTGTGGTGACCGAAGTCAACTACATGGACAACCCTTGGTTTCCTGAAGTGCTGCGCAACGAGATGGAGTACGACAAGCGGCGCGATCCGGACAAGTACGCGCACGTCTGGCTGGGCAAATACCTGCAAAACAGCAGCACTCGCGTCTTTCGCAACTGGCGCGTCGAGGAGTTTGATGCACCGCCTGATGCAATCCACCGCCTGGGCTCTGACTGGGGCTTTGCATCCGACCCGACGGTGCTGATCCGCTGCCACATCATTGGCCGCAATCTTTACATCGATTACGAGGCTTACCAGGTTGGCTGCGAGATCATCGACACGCCTGATCTGTTCATGACGGTGCCAGAGTCTGAGAAGTGGCCAATGGTGGCTGACTCGGCACGGCCGGAGACCATCAGCCACATGCGCAAGCATGGATTCCCCAAGATCATGGCGGCCGTCAAAGGTCCGAAGTCGGTCGAAGAGGGTGTCGAGTGGCTCAAGTCCTACGACATTGTGGTGCACCCGCGCTGCGTGCACACGATTGACGAGCTCACGCTCTACAGCTACAAGACCGATCCAATGACTGGGCGCGTTTTGCCGATTCTTGAAGATAAGAAAAACCACGTGATTGATGCGTTACGATACGCCTGCGAGGGTATTCGTCGAGCAGCACCAAAGAAGCAAATAAACGTCACGCCATTGCCGAACGTGAACAAATGGTGAATAATTGTTGAAAATGAGGGCAAACTATGGCACGCATTTCTAAAGAGCAACGCCTGGCGACAACGCACGCCGAGGCTCTTGCTGACTTCGACACGATCCAATCTGCCCTGCGCGATGAGCGTCTGCAGTGCCTTCAGGACCGTCGTTTCTATTCGATCGCTGGTGCACAGTGGGAAGGTCCGCTGTGGGATCAGTTCGAAAACAAACCGAAGTTTGAAGTCAACAAGGTCCACCTGGCGATCATTCGGATCATCAACGAGTACCGCAACAATCGCATCACGGTGGACTACGTGGCCAAGGACGGCGAGAAGTCATCAGGCAAGCTGGCCGACACACTTGATGGTTTGTACCGGGCAGACGAGCAGGACAGCGTAGCCGACGAGGCTTACGACAACGCTTTTGAAGAGGCAGTCGGCGGTGGCTTTGGTGCTTGGCGCCTGCGCACCGAGTACGAGGACGACGAGGACGAAGACAACGAGCGCCAGCGCATTCGCATCGAGCCCATCTTTGATGCAGACAGCTCGGTCTTTTTTGACCTGAATGCCAAGCGTCAAGACAAGGCCGACGCACGTTACTGCTACGTGCTCTACTCGATGACCCGCGATTCCTACAAGGCCGAGTGGAATGACGACCCGGCCACATGGCCAAAGACCGTCCACCAGTACGAGTTCGACTGGGCTACGCCTGACGTGGTCTACATTGCCGAGTACTACAAGGTCGAGGACGTCACCGAGACGATTCGCATCTTCCGCAACATCGATGGCACCGAGGAAAAGTACCGCCAGTCCGACTTTGACGACGAAGAGACCCTCGAAGAGAACCTTTTGGCCATCGGCAGCGTCGAGGTGCGCCAGCGCAAGATCAAGCGTCGGCGCGTGCACAAGTACATCATGTCCGGCAACCGCATCCTTGAGGACGCAGGCTACATCGCAGGCAAGTGCATCCCGATCATTCCGGCCTACGGCAAGCGCTGGTTTGTGGATAACATCGAGCGTTGCATGGGCCACGTTCGTCTGGCGAAGGATGCCCAGCGCCTGAAGAACATGCAGCTCTCGAAGCTGGGCGAGATCAGCGCACTGTCGTCGGTCGAAAAGCCAATCCTCACGCCTGAGCAGATTGCCGGGCATCAGGTCATGTGGTCCGAGGACAACATCAAGGATTACCCTTACCTGTTGATCAACCCGGTCACTGGACCCAATGGCGAACAGCAGATCAGCGGCCCGGTCGCCTACACGCGCAGCGCAGCGGTGCCACCGGCATTGGCTGGCTTGCTGCAGATCACCGAGCAGGACATGCAGGACATTCTCGGCAACCAGGGCGGTGCCGAAAAGATCGTTAGCAACATCTCCGGCAAGGCTGTCGAGATGATCCAGCAGCGCCTGGACATGCAGACGTTCATCTACATGAGCAACTTTGCCAAGGCCATGAAGCGCTGCGGCGAGGTTTGGCTCTCGATGGCCAAGGACATCTACATCGAGGAAGGCCGCAAGATGAAGGTCATCACCAGCGATGGTGAGACCGACATGGTCGAGCTGATGCAGCCGACGGTCGACGAGTCTGGCCGCGTGGTCATGCTCAACGACCTAAGCCAAGCAAACTTCGATGTGGACGTGGACGTCGGCCCATCGTCAAGCAGCAAGCGAGCTGCCACCGTGCAGGCTTTGACCGGCATGCTGGCCATCACCCAAGACCCAGAAACTCAGCAAGTGCTGCAGTCCATGGCCATGATGAACATGGAGGGAGAGGGCATCTGGGAGGTGCGCGACTTCTTCCGCAAGAAGCTTGTGCGCATGGGCGTGGTCGCTCCGACCGAGGCCGAAATGGAAGAGATGATGGTCGAGCTGCAAGGCCAGCCGCAAGATCCGAATGCGGTGTTCTTGCAGGCCGCAGCCGAAGAGGCGGTGGCCAAGGCTGCTCGAGCTCGTGCCGATACGGTCGAGACCATTGCCGAGGCAGAATACAAACGCGCCAAGACAGCAGAGACTTTGTCGAAGATCGATCGCGAAGATCGAGCTCAGGCATTGGACGCTGTCGAGGAGACGCGCAAGATTGTCACAGGACAGGGATAATGTGGGCTCTTGTATAAAAGTCCGCATTTGAGTGAGAATGTGAATTAACGGCATCCACCCAGCCGTTCTGAATGGGTGAGTTTAATGGGGTAAGCAATGAACTTAAGACGAAAGGCAGTAATTGAAGACGAGGGTGTAGTCACCGACGTCGAAGAGCTGGACACTGAGACCGAAGATCAGACTGAGCAGGAAGATGATGAGACCAATACCGTCATCGACCAGGACGATCAAGGCGAAGGCGAAAGCGAAGACGACGATGATGAAGTCATAGTCTCCATTGGTGAGGAAGCGCCACCTCCCGAAGAGCAACAGCAGGCTCCTGAATGGGTCCGCGAATTGCGTAAGCAACACCGTGAATTGCAGCGTAAGAACCGTGAGCTAGAGGCACAGCTACAGACCACGCAGACTGAGACCAAGCCAGTCGCATTGGGCAAAAAGCCAACCCTCGATGATTACGACTACGATGCAGAAAAGTTTGAAGCTGCTCTGACCGATTGGTATGAGCGCAAGAGGCAGGCTGACGCAGAGCTCGATAGAGCGCGACAGGCTGAAGAAGCGCAAAAGCAATCGTGGCAGGAAAAGCTCAACTCCTACAGCAAGGCCAAGGCCGGGCTGAAGGTGCGCGACTTTGAAGATGCAGAGACCACGGTCTCCGAATTGTTCAACGTCACGCAGCAGGGAGTTGTGCTGCAAGGAGCTGATAACCCAGCACTGGTGATCTACGCACTTGGCAAGAACCAAAAGAAGGCGGCTGAGCTCGCAAAGATTGATGACCCCGTAAAGTTTGCTTTTGCGGTAGCGAAACTGGAGAAAGAATTGAAAGTGACGAACCGTAAAGCAGCCCCTGCACCAGAGCGCACAATCAGTGGGACTGGTCGTGTTTCAGGCGCAGTGGACTCAACCCTTGAACGGCTGAGAGCAGAAGCTGAAAAGACTGGTGACTACACAAAAGTCATGCAGTACCGAAAGCAGAAGCGATCGGCCAAATGATCACACTTTTGAGAGGAATCGATCATGGCTAACTCATTTTCCAAAGAAGAACGCGTAGCGTTCGAAGACCTCCTGGAAGGTTTCCAGGACGCGCTGGTGTTGTCACGCAACGTCAGCATCTACAACACTGACTCCGCAATGATGGAGCGTGCCAATAACACCATTTGGCGTCCGCAGCCTTACATTGCTCAGTCGGTTACCAGCACTCCCGGCACTCCACTTGCTGGCTACCAGGGCATGACTCAGCTTGCTGTGCCTGCCACCTTGGGCTTCAGCAAGACCGTGCCTTGGGAAATGACCTCCCTCGAGCTGCGCGATGCGCTGCAAGAAGGTCGTCTGGGCGACAGCGCCAAGCAAAAGCTGGCCAGCGACATCAACGTTGCCATCATGAACTCGGCCGCAAGCCTTGGCTCATTGGTGGTGGACATCGGTGCTGCTGCTGGTGACTATGACGACATCGCCTTGTGCGACGCCATCATGAACGAGCAGGGCGTGCCTGACTACGATCGCTTCTTGGCTCTGTCCAGCCGTGACTACAACGGTCTGGCCGGTAACTTGGCTGCTGCGACTCGTTCGTTTGGCAACCAGAAGTCTGATCGTGCTTACGAGCGCTCGTTTGTTGGTATGGTCGCTGGTTTTGAGACCTACAAGATGGACTACGCTAACCGCTTGACAGCTGCTGCTGGCGGCGCTGGTATCACCATCGACACAAACGGTGCAGGCACTCAGGCCAACTACACGCCTCAGGCTACTTCGACCTCTGTCGGTGGTCAGATCAACGTGGACAACCGCTTCCAGCAAGTCACTGTGTCGTCTACGACTAACGTGGCTGCCGGTGACGCGTTCACGATCGCTGAGGTGTACGCTGTGCATCACATCACCAAGCAGAGCACTGGTCAGCTAAAGACGTTCCGTGTTGTTTCGGTCGATTCCGCTACTGAAATGACGATTACTCCTCCGATCATCGGTGCTCAAGGTGTTGCACCTACCGATGCTCAGTTGCAGTACAAGAACGTCGAAGTGGCTATCCCTGCTGACGCAGCAGCCATCACCTTCCTGAACGTGAACACCGCACAGGTCAACGTGTTCTGGCAGCGTGATGCTCTGGAAATTCTGCCCGGCCGTTATGCCGTGCCTTCGGACGCTGGTGTCGCAGTGATGCGTGCTACCACCGACCAAGGCATCGAGCTGGTCATGCAGAAGTTCTACGACATCGACAGCATGACGATCAAGTATCGTCTGGACACGCTGTTCGGCGTTGTGAACAAGAACCCAGAGATGACTGGTATCTTGTTGTTCAACCAGTAAGCTGGCAACGATTGGGGGGCTTCGGCCCCCCTTTCTGCATAGGAGATCGAAATGCCACTGAAAAAAGGTTACTCAAGCAAGTCCATCGGCAAGAACATCAAGATGGAAGAGAAGGCTGGCAGGCCGCGCAAGCAGGCTGTGGCCATCGCATTGAACGTTGCTCGCAAGGCAGCCAAGGCTGCAGGCAAACCGAGCAAGGCGCCTAAGAAGGCCAAGAAATGAAGACCGGGCTTTACGCCAACATCCACGCCAAGCGCAAGCGCATTGAGCGTCAAAAGGCTGAAGGCAAGAAACCAGAGCGCATGCGCAAGCCTGGCACAAAAGGCGCTCCGACTGCTGCGGCTTTTAAGGCGGCAGCCAAAACAGTTAAGAAGAAGGCAAAGTAATGGAACCAGTCATCCTCATGCCAAAGTACCGCAAAGGCAAAAAACCCACGCGAGTACGCAAGCCATCCAAGCCAATCGATGGCATCAACCATCGGCTTCTGCGTGAGCAGGCGCTCCAAGCCAAGCCAGTTGAGCTGGTCGAAATCGTCGAGATCGAAGAAGTGCCAGCTGATGATGCGGCACCGACCCGGATCGAATTGGTCGAGAAAGCCAAGGAGCTTAGATTAAAATTCACAAAACGCACCAGTGATGAGAAACTACTAACGATGATCAACGAAGCGATCGGAGGCTGACATGGGATACAGCAAGCGCCAATTTGTGACGGCAGCACTCGAAGAGATCGGCCTTGCGTCCTACGTCTTTGACCTTCAGCCCGAGCAGCTGCAGTCTGCCATGCGCAGGCTGGACGCCATGATTGCCGACTGGAATGGCAAGGGCATCCGTCTTGGCTACCCACTGCCAGGCAGCCCTCAGGACAGCGATTTGGACGAGCCTTCCGAGGTGCCGGACTCTGCCAACCAGGCAATCATAACCAACTTGGCGGTCCGCATTGCCCCAGGCTACGGCAAGCAAGTCATGCCTGAGACAAAGGCTGTGGCCAAAGAGAGCTACAACACCATTCTGTCGCGTGCGACCAAGCCGAATCAGCAGCAGCTGCCTGGTACGATGCCCTCTGGTGCTGGCAACAAGCCATGGCGCATTTACGATGACCCATTCCTACGTCGTCCGGTCGATCCAGCTTTGGCTGGACCTGACGGC